ATAGCTTTCTCATCTTCGTCCATTGCGGACCATGCGTGCCTTGTTCTTTTTGGATTCGAGCCGTCTTGCGATTGCCCTCGATCATCTTGTCCGAGAGGATGCCGTTCTTGACCGGCTGCATGGAGTCTTCCCCTGGACCGTTCTCTACGTTGCGAAGGTCCGTACTGAAAGTTACCCAGTGCCCTTTATCGTCCCTTCTGCACCATGCGTACACCGTCTTCTTGCACAGTGTCAGCCCGCCATCCTTTACATTCATACCTGCCTCCAAGACTTGATCAGCTTCCGTTCAATCTCTCCGATCTCATGCTCTATGTTTTCGATCCGGCGCTCGACAATAGTTCTTTCGTGGAGTAGCCCACCACTACCCAGAGCGGACAGGCGCCTCTGCTGTTTTGATTTATTCTTGTCCAGTTCTATTAGAGACTTCTTAAAATACTGGACTGTTTCTAATCCCTCACCAGCCATCACATTTTCCCTTCGTGTCTGTCGATCTTCCGCTGCAAATAGAACACCGCCTTCTTGAGGCATGTCAAGGGGTCCTCTACGGAGTCCTTCCTGTTATATCTAGAGATGTACTTGATCGCATTCCCCAAGTAATAGTCTCGGTCGAGTTCCCAATCCTCTATCACATCCAGCGGGGAGAACTCCCTTCCCCTCGTGTAGTGTGCCGGGTTAAGGATGTCATCCTCTACTTCTTTCCTCAGCTTCTCGTACTCCTCGCTGATGTTTCTGTCAAAGTGGCCGATATCAAGCCTACGGTCGGTCTCTTGTTTCATGTCTGTACTCCATTATCAGTTCTCTGAATTTTTCCCTGGATTCTTCGTCCTCCATTAACTCCGACCTGCTCTCTATCCCCAAGTGCTCCCTCAGCAGATCAGATGTCACCTCCTCGGAGTCCACCTCTTTCCTGGCAGATGTCCCAGCCTTGTTCATTATCCACTTCTGGAATGTTTCCTCACGACACATCTGTCCCGCAGTGGAAACAGCCATTTTACCCTTTCGCACATCCTCCGGTACCACAAAGGTCTCATCGTCAGCTATCTCAAAGAATACGATTCTAAATCGTGTCCCAAGAGATGCATCCAGTAGTGATCTAGGGGCTTCGTTTGGGTGAACCCTAAACCCGAACACCCAACCGTCCTTGTCTTTCCTAAGTATCATAAGGCTGCACTCTATTGATTGAGCCGCATCCTTTAACTCAGACATCGTTTCCATCCTCCCATTTCTTGTAAAATATTCTTGCCCATTCTATTGGATCTATCCCCTTGAGTGCCCACCATTCACTTTCCCTCCCTCGGGTATGACAATCGGCATGGCACAGGGCGCATAGCGGGACGCAGAATTCATCAGATACCTTTTGCCCCCATCCCCTCTCGCCCGCGTGTCTCAGGTGGTGGGCCTGAACTGAATAAGGGGAGCCGCACACAAGGCACGACTCCCCCCTTACTCTGACAAGGTATCTTTTAGAACGGAATTTCTTCCGACCTTCCATTGGGAGCCTTGTCCTTCTCTACTTCAATTGTGATAAACGTGTAGGGGTTTCCATTTTTAGACACCCGGTCCCATGCTGCACACTGGATCTTAACAACGTCTTCTCCGGTTTCCTTGATTCTATCCACAAGGGCCTTGAGTACCCCCTTTGAAATCTCACCCGGTCCTGTCTTTATCGGGTGCTTATCTGTTTTTGCATAGGTGTTATCGTACAACCAGACTCTTCCCTTATCTTCTCTACGATTTTCCATTGTCTACTTACTTTCTTTCTGTTTTCTTTTGAATTATCCAAAACGCTACACTTACATTCGGATGGATCCCTCTTTTGGGATACCCATTCTTTCTGGCAGTATTTACATACGAGACCTTCCTCAAACTGATGACCCAGGGCAGGCATAAGAAGCTTAGTTTTGGGCATCCTGAAGCTCCTGCTTCCTGCCGGAGAATTCAGACATACACATTGCGTGTTCCTCTGGGTTGGCCTCTTTGAGTTTGTCCAATTCAATCTCTTGCTTTCTGTAATACTTCATAAGGCTCGGCATTGTATTGCAGTCCTTGAGGAATTCTCGGATTGCTATGTGGGCACCGGACGGTTCCTTCGGGGCAGCACCGTTTGCCTTAGACGCCTTCTTACTAGCGGCCTTCTTTTTCGGAGCCGGCTTTTCTGCTAGCCCGTCGAAGTCCTCGCCTACCGGCTGCCTTCCCAGGGCGGTCACGGTATAGCGTTTGAAATAGGTCACGCCGCTTCCGGTTTGTTGCCAGTCGGATCCAACCGGGATGGTCAGCGTGCATTCCCTGAATAGGCCAGTTTCAATATGCGTCAGCACACTACCCACAACGTCCCACTCTCCGTTGTAACCACTCTTGGTGAACTGCTCAAGAAGAAATCCATGCTTCTCAAACACAGGCTCCCACTCAGCAAGGATGTTTTCTAGGGCTGCATACTTGTAGTTGTACCCGTCGGTTTTCTTTCCGATCAGCGGCAGTTCCTTGTACATCTCTGCATAGGCTTTGATGAACGTGAGTTCATCTTCTGTTCTGCTATCCATTATCTTTCTCCTGTATTTCTTTCCATTGACTACACCTGTCAGATACGGGGCAGTAGGACTGGCAACGTATGCTCTCACCGTACCTAACCCTTATATCCCCCCCGTTCTTCAGCATGAATTCCTGTGCATCCGTTATGCTTTCAAATACCCTGGTAGCCCTCTTCCTCTGGGTACCGTCCTTGTTGCGTCCATATACCGCGTATTGGTTTGGCCGTTGCCACCGCTCTTCGTCCGTGCAGTTCGCTAGTCCATCTTGGTGATGTGCTCCCACCCGGAATTGCAAGTAGCTTTCTAGATCCCCTTGATCCCATAGCCTTATAGGGATCCTGACAACCGCAGCTTCAGGGTAGTCCGCGCTCCTCTTCAGGCCGGAAGCTGACCAGTCTCGGATGATCGCTACCACTTCAAGACCGTTAACGATTCTTCCATTCGCCTCGGCCAGTGCTCGGTAGAGATTCAGTTGATTCTCCCACTCCGATTTACCATCCGGGTTTTTCTGTATCGCGAATGCACTTGTGGTCTTGTAGTCGGAGATGATGATCCCGTCACCGTCTGGTGTTTGGAGGTCTATCTGTCCGCTCAGTGTCATGTTATCGCTAACGGACATGAACAACCGTTCTTCCACGGTACATTCTGGAGGCGCACCCTGTTCAAGGATGTTGTGTACTGCGGTACCCAGGATAGACATCACCCGTGTGGAAATGTCTTCCGTTATCTCGTCTCTATATCTTTTCTTGAGACGGTGGATACGGGGCGAGTCTATAAGTTCGGTGACACTGAAGTCTGCTTCACCTTTTGAGTGAGCGTTCTTCTTATCAAACCGAAGGAAGACTTCGGGCAGGTTGGAGTGGTTCGTGATTCTCACTGGACACATCCCTTTCGGGTCAAAACGGATTTCGATATTACCATTAGAAGTTCTTGATAGCAACCATGTAAACGTGTATTGTTGGAAGCCATGGACGCATGGGACTACGATGTATGGGTTAAAGGACAGCCCGCATCGGCGAAGAACCAGCGCAGGATCGTACTCGTCAAGAAAAGTCCACGCATCATAAAGTCTGCCAAGGCCCTGGAGTATTGCAGAACATTCTCGATGCAGGCACCCGTATTGGACGAGTTGATTTCCGGGGATGTTGCCCTGAGGATAGATGCATTTTACGCATCTCGGAGGCCAGACTTGGCTTGCCTTGATCTCGTTATGGATCTTCTACAGGGGGTGGCGATTGAAAATGATAGGCAGATAAAATGTACGGAATGTTATTGGAATCTAGACCGGGAAGATCCTCGTATCCGAGTTCGGCTGAAGTCTCTACCAGTAGAATTTTATGCAGGCACATCCTCATACAAGCGGTCCACGATCTGGGGTGCGGAGGACAACGAGAACAAGAAGATGTTACCGACTTCCTGAAGACCAAATGGTTTTTAGTCCTGTGTGAGTTTTCAGAATGGGACGATTCGTGGGTTAGGGAATTGTTTTTCTCTATAGGTATGCTCAGGGATGGAGTCAGAAAGGAAATGACAAGACAGGTGACTCATATGATGAAGGCGATAGCCGAGGTTGGATTGGATTAGCTAGAAATATTTTCACAAGGAGAATTACGTGTTGGCCGAGACCGAAATATTCAGAGATCCCGTAGTTGAGGCGGTGAGGGGGTCGTCCCAGGGCCGGGTACGTTGCCCTTCCTGTTCCCCTCATCGGAAAAAGAATAGCGAAAAAACACTTTCCATAACTGTCGATGGTGACTGGGCCCTGTATAAGTGCCACCACTGCGATGAGTCCGGTCGTGTCCCGCTTCGTGATAATTGGATGTCGCCCGTGGAAAATGGCAGGCAGCCCAGCAGTCCCGTATCGAATATGACAAAACCCCTAGACGAATCGCAGATTGAATACCTTGGCGTTAGGGGTATCAGCCGGGAAACCGCTGAGTCTTGTGGTGTTGTATCTGGAGACATATGGATTCGCTCCAGGAATGCAGAGGTTAAGTGCATTGGCTTTCCCTACAAGAACGAGGACGGCTCTACGGCAGTCAAGTGGCGCGACGGGATCAAGAACTTTTCCCAGTCGGGTACGGCGAAAACCCTCTGGAGAATAGGCGAGTTTAGCGGTGGGGATTTAGTTGTTTGCGAAGGCGAGATTGACGTATTGAGTTTCGCAGAGGCCGGCGTCTTCTCTACCTCCGTACCAAACGGAGCCCCCCTTGGGGAGGTTAAGCAGGGATCGTCTAAGAAGTTTTCGTACCTGTGGGATTGTAAGGACAAGATTGAATCAGCGGATAGGGTCATTCTGGCAACAGACAGAGATGCTCCCGGGAATGCTCTGGCCGATGAGATTGCCAGAAGGATTGGAAAGGCTAGGTGCTGGAGGGTGCCGTTCCCTGAGGATTGCAAGGATGCCAACGATGTCCTGGTTAAGCACGGAACCCCCACACTTCTAAAGTGCCTGGAGGATGCGACTCCCTGGCCCGTATCCGGCTTGCGAAACGCATCCGAGTATAGGGATGAGGCGATAGAGCTTTTCAATGGTGGCTTCGACAAGGGGATCAAGTGTGGGATATACGATTTAGACAGGATATTCAGGGTCCTTCCACACACCCTGACCGTTGTTACAGGTGTTCCCGGATCTGGAAAGAGCGCCTTCCTCACTTGGCTGAGTTCAAGCTTGGCCTCTCGATCCGACTGGAACTGCGCGGTTTTGAGTGCGGAGACATCATCCCAGGTTCACATACTACAGATGGCTGCCCTCTATATCGGCAAACCGTTTCGTGGTCCCAACAAGATGACCGAGGAGGAGCTTAGGCGGGGGCTCGATTGGGTGGAGGGGCAATTCGTTTTTCTCGATGAGTCCGACACTGATATCCAAAGCGTAATAGACAGGGCTCATGCCGCCGTCCTCAGGAATGGCGTTCGTCTCCTGATCATTGATCCTTACAATTTTCTTACAGGATCCATTGAGGAAGGGAGTGTTGCGTCCATAAATAAACTCCTCGTGTCCCTTAAGACTCTCGCCGTGGAGCGTGGCATTGCTGTCTGGTTGGTTGCTCATCCTACCAAGCTGTATCGCCAGTCCGATGGCAGGGTTCCCGTTCCTGGGGGATACGACGTGAGTGGTAGTGCATCCTTTTACAATGTTGCGGATTCAGGCTTGACAGTTTCTCGTGCTGAGAATGGCAAATCCCTTATCACTTGCTGGAAGGCTCGCTTCCCGTGGGTTGGTCAACCGGGGGAAGCCATGTTGGATTTTGATGTAGAAGTAGGAACATTTTCCGCACTCACCTTTGGGGGACATGGTATTGACGCGGAAGACCTTGATTTCGACGCAGATTGATCCCTTAACCGATGAGCAGATAAGGAAGAGAGCTGTAGGGGTAGAGGACGTAGACCAAAGGGGTCTAGTTAAGAGGCACAGAGTTCTTGAGCAAACTCTTTTTGATATGCTTTTCCTAAAGGATTTGATTGATCAATCCCAACACGAAGCTGCACATATGATGATGGAGAGTATATCTAAGTCGGGTGCTGCAATACGATCAGCCAACCTAGACACCGAGGTGTTCACCCCGCATCAGGACGTGAGCAAGATGATGGGCGAGAGAAGGATGGCGTTTTCTTCCGCATACCGCAGGCTAGTGGAAGATGTTGGAGTGGATGATGCCTCTAGAACCATGAGATTTTTTGTGAACATCCACCACTACCCGGTTGAGTACGAGGAACAGGGCGCGGCTGCAAGATTCCTGAATGATCCACTCAGATCCCTTGCCTCTCACTACGGTACGGATGGCATCAGGGATCCGAGGAGTATCTTGCGTAGGTTGGTTGGGG